CGACCGTCTTCTCCATCGCCTTCCGTATCTCGGCGACGTCCTGCTCCAGCTCCGTGAACCGCCGCTCCGACTCGGAGAATCGCCGCTCCGACAGGCGCTGGTCGGAGGCGTACTCGCCGCGCTGCACAAGCTGGGCCAGCATCGCCGTCACCCCGTCCAGGCGCCGGGACAACTCACCGATCGTCGGCTCATCAGCCACATCGCCCCCTTGCCGCGGTGGGTGCCGTCCGCGCTCCCTTAGGGCAGGAGCGAGCCCGCGCGGACGGCACGATCATGTGCGGGGCCCCGGGCCGGCCTCGCCGCGCCCCTCCCCGTCGAGCAGCAGCACCTTGACCAGGAACTCGCCCGCCGCCTCATGCTCCGGTGTCTGCACGATCTCGGCGCTGAGCGGCTGCCCGTAGGCGCGGGCCACCTGCAGCGCCTCATCCATCGCCTGCTCGCGCGGCGTGGCCGCCGGGAAGCCGTGCTTGTAGATGTGGCCGATCGTCGCGCCGGCGTCCGCAGCGGCCACCGTGAGCGCTTCCACAGCCGCCACGGCCGCCGGATCCACGCGGCCGCCCTTCCGGTCGAACAGCCGGCGCGGGGTGGCGCGGTCGGAGACCCGCAGAATGTTGGCGACCACCTCGTCGGGGGTGCCGTGCCGGGCGCCCCGCCGCCACTGGTCGGGAAGTGCCTTGTCCGCCATGTCGCTCCCTACGTGGTGAGACGCCGGATGGTGAGCAGGCTGCCCTGCTTGACGATCGTCGGCGTGCCCGACGACGCGAGCTGTGCCCAACGCAGCCGCAGAAACCCCGAGTTCGACCCGACCCGCAGCACGCCCTTCGGGACGGCGACCACGAGGACGCCGGCTCCAACCGTGCCTGGCGAGCTGCTGCCCGACCCGACCTGCTGCGAGCGGGAGATGATGTCGGTCGAGCCCGTGACGCCGGTGCCGAGCGCGTCGCTCACCCACGTCCACGTCGCACCGCTCGGGAAACTCCAGCCCAGCTTCAAGTCCCCGGACGGGTTGGCTGCGCCCTCATAGATGAGGTGCGCCTGCACCCAGTAATCCGTGCTGGCCTGCACCGCAATCTGCAGGTGGTTGTCGTCCTGCAGCGTGGTCGAGCTCGACACAGACTCGTCGGCGGTCTTCATCCGGAACGCCTGCTGCAGCATGTGCCGGTTGAAGTCGTCGGCGTTCGGCTCCTCCCCCGCCGCGAACGTCTTGATCGGCATCAGTCAGTCAGCCTTCGCAGGATCAGGATCGACTCCGCACGCACCGTCGTCGCCGTGGCGTGCGAGGCGAGCTGAGCCCACCGGCAGCCGAACATGCCCGGCGTCCCGCCCACCATGAGCACGCCGCGCGGCACAGCCGCGATCGAGATCGGGACGCCGTCGATGTTGCCGCCCGGCCCGGGCAGACTCGTCAGCATCTGGTGTGAGCGCGACACCGCGTCCACGCCGGCGGCCGTCGACGTCGAACTGAACGCGTCCGACACCCAGTCGAAGGTCGTCCCGGACGGGGCATACCAGCCGAGCTTCAGGTCGCCGCTGGTGTGCGCCGTGTAGTAGATGACGGCGGTCACCCAGTAGGTGGTGTTGGCGTCGACCGGGACGAACAGGTGGTCGTCGTCCTGCGCGGTCGTCGACGACGTGACCGACTCGCTCGCCGTCTTCAACGCGTGCACCTGCTGCATGAAGAATCGGTTGAGGTCGGATGCGGATGGCCGCTCCCCGTCGGCGAACAAGCGGATCGGCATCAGTCCGTCAGCCTCTGCGCGATCAGCAGACTGTTGGCCTTCACCACGGCGCCGGTGGCGTTCGACGCGTTCTGCGCCCACTGAAACTGCAGGTTGCCGGGCGTGCCGCCGACGTCGATCCAGCCCTCCCCGGACACGACCGCAAGCGTGCCGCCGCTCGCCGACGGGCCGCCGATGGTGCCGATCTGCGTGTGGTCCCGGAACAACCGGCTGACCTCGCCGATGGTGGTGGTGACGCTGGTGCCGAGCCCGCCGTGCGTCCACCGCAGCGTCGAACCCGCCGGAACCGACCACTGGATTTTCAGGTCGGCCGCCTGCACCGCGTCGTAGATGATGAAGAACTCGACCCAGTACTTGGTGCTCGCGAGCAGCGGCACGAGCAGATGGTCGTCGTTCTGCGCGGTGGTGCTGGACGTGACCGTCTCGTCAGCGGTTTTCAGGGCGTGCACCTGCTGCACCCAGTACCGGTTGACGGCCGCCCCGTCCAGCACCTCGTCGTCGGAGAACGCCCGGAACGGCATGGTCAGTACACCAGCGCGTTTCGGCCGATCCTGCCCAGCTCAGGATGTCCGAGCGTCAGGAAGTTGCCCGCCTTCACCGCCGACTGCAGCACCCACGCCGTCTCCCAGCGCGGCGTGCCGTTCGCGCCATGCGTCATCTCATGCTCGATGCCACGCACGAACACCTCCCTCACCACCAGGTCGCCGCCGCCGGTCGGCTGCCGCTCCACCTCGATCCGGTCACCGATCTCCCTGGCCAGGATTTGCGGGAACAGCGCGGCCGGGCTCGCCTCCGGGCGGATCTCCAGCCGGTCGAAGCGCAGCTCGACTTCCTTGGCCAGGTACAGCACCCAGGAGGCGTACGCCATCGCTTCCGCGTCGGACTGCATGAGCAGGTCGTCCCGGTCGTACGTCCGAGTCGTGCGGTACTCGGCGATGCTCGCGGCGTCCGAGGCGGTCTGCCGGGTGCCGCCCGCCCGGGTGATGCGCACCACGTTGTAGAGCTGGGTGCGGTCGGAGGTGATGCCGACGTCGTGGTAGGGCAGGCGGCCCTGTGACGTGCCGCCCGGACCGAATCGGGCCTGCACCGTGACCGACCTGTCCTCGGTGAGGATGGCCTGCCGGTTCCGGAACACCACCAGCCCGGACGCGTCCTGGAACAGCTCGCCGATCTCTGTGTCCGCCACGAGCTGCAGCTCGGCCAAGCCGTTGCCCTCCAGCGTGGTGGCCTGCAACGCGGTGTCGCCGGTTGCGATCGACCGATCGGCTTCCGGCCAGCCGATCGAGGTCAGGATGCGGTCGACGCGCGCCCCCGCGTCCTCGCCCGTCCCCACGGCGGCGCCCGCTGCCCTGTCGTTGTCGGCGGCCACGCTGAGGCCGTCCGTGCACGGCACCGTCACCTCTGAGTCGTAGGAGCCCGTCCAATCCACCAGCCAGTCGTCGGCGAAGCCGGAGAACAGCGGGAACGTGTACGAGCTCGGCCGGCTGCTGGCGGAAGCATGCGGCGTGCCAGGACCTCCGCCGCCGCTGGGCCCGGTAAAGGAGACGTCGTCGATGTAGGCGGCGTCTTCGCCGTGCGATTCGGAGCCGTCCTTCATGTAGCGGAAGGTGATCTGCTGGCCTTCCGTGACCGCGTACGCCGACGACTGCACCCACGCGCCCGCCGTGCCCGACGCCTGGAACTGCTGCACGCCGCCGATCAGGAAGCGGAAGAAGTCGAATCCGCTCTCACTGCTGACCCGGTACCAGAACCGCACCTGCGTGGCCCCGGCCGGGACGGTGACAATCGCGTCGCTGGTCTGGCTGTGCGTGATCGTGCCCGACCTGAGCGACCACGAGCCTGCGTGGGCCTGCGTGCTGGTGCGCGCCCACGCCGCGCTGCCGCCGTTCGTGACGGTGATGTCGAGGGTTGCGTCCTCGAAAGCCTCGCTAATCGCCACCGGCGGCGTCCCGGACGTCCCCCACGAGCAGCCCGGCAGGCTGCCGTCGCAGTACGGGGTGGCTGAGCTCGCCTCCTCCGCCTGTACGGCGTCGACGTAGGCGACGATCTGGCCGTCGGCGTGCGCGTCGTCCGTCCAGAACTGGATTTGCACGTTGTCAAGCGACGCCGACAGGGTGGCGGTGCGGGACACCCGATACCAGGTGTCGGCCGCCAGGCCGGTCGTGGTGACGAAGTCGGACGTCATCCCGGTCGCGCTGATCGCGACCCCGGTCAACTTCGGGAACGACGCGGCCGGGACGTAGATGTAGGCGGAGACGGTGACCGTGTCGCCCGAGCCGGCGCCCGACGCCACGCCGGTCGCCGTCGCCCCGTACAGCATGAACGGCGGGTTCTGGGCCAGCCTCCGCACCTCAAGCGCATACCCGCCCGACCAGGACACGTCCGGGACGCGGGCAATCCCCGACCTGGCGCCGACCGACTCCCATCCGGAGGCGTCCAGCTCGAAGCTCGGGTTCTCGACCAGGTTGGTGGTGGGGGTGAACGGGAAGCTGGCCCGGATGCGCACCGGGCGGCCCGGCTTGACCTGCGTCTCCGAGCCTCCACCCACGCCGGTGAGCTGCTTGACCGCCAGAGACGCCGTGATGAACCTGCCCGACTGCCGGTCCGCCCACTCCTGCCAGCCCTCCTCCTGCGGCGGAGTCCACGTGCCGCCCGTCTCCTCCGCCGACGACCCCGCCACCACCCGCAGCTCGAGGTCGTTTGCGCCTGCCGGGTCGGTGGCCGGGGTGGAGAACAGCGCCGTCTCCGGGTTCGACTCCGACTCGACGACCGGGCTCGACCCGGTATCCCACGTACCCGCCTTGATCGCGACGATGATGACGATGCCGTCCGCGCCGCCGTTCTGCGTGAAGCCGTACGTGCTCGGCTCTGAACCGGCGGCGGCCTTGTCCCACAGCTTGCAGTGCAGGGTGCCGTCCCCCTCCGAGCGGGTGGCCAGCGGCGTCCCCCACGACGCGCCGCCCGACGGGGTGCCCAGGTCGGCGAGAGCTCCGACGTCGGCGAAATGCCAGGCGATCAGCAGATCCCCCGCCACCGTGCCGGGCGGCTTCGCGCACGAGAACGAGCCGGTCGTGCCGGACGCGACCGACGACACATTGCGGATTTCGGCGTTCTGGCCGGCCGCCGACTTGACGTCGACCGTCCAGCCCTGCCCGAACGACGTCAGCGCCTCGCAGACGAACTGCTTCGCGCCCGAATCCGAGGAGAAGCCGGAGACGTACGGGCCCTGCATGTGCGTCGGGTCGAAGCGCCTGTCCCGGTTGTCGAGCCTCAGCGTGGCCGTGCCCGGGTCGTAGCGCAGGATCGGCGACTCCACCCGAGAGCAGCCGCGCCGCACACTCACGCCCCGGAACCACGGCGACAGATCCGTCCACACGCCGTCGACGAACTGGCACTCCGGCAGGATCGTCGGATAGAGCAGGTCCGGCATCAGTCCGGCAGCCTTCGACCAGCCCGGTCCATGTACGGGTACAGCGCCTCGTAGATCTCCTTGCCGATCGCGTGCTTGTTGGGGTGGGCCGGGATGTGGAAGTGGTTGTGAACCTCCACCCGGGCGCCGCCGCCGGACTGCATCTGCTTGTGCGTGAACACGTACTCCGGCTTGCCGGTGCCGTTGTAGGCAGGCGTGAATCCGGGCGGCAGCACGCCGCCCTGGTCGAACTTCGCGAGCCCGTAGCGGCGGCTGAACAGGCCATTGCTGTAGCCGCGGGCCGCACTGCCCACCACGACACCGCGCGAGCCGCGCGACTCGACGTTGACCCGGCCGAGCGTGCCTGCCATGTGCCCCACACCCGCGTCGGTGACACCGACCATGAAGCCCGACTTGCGGTTACGCACGAACCCGCCCGGGCCGCTCGATGCCCCGAACGAGTGCGTGCTGTACAGGCGGCTGTACGGGCGCCGCCCCTTGATGACGTTCGTGATCGCTGACATGAAGCCGCTGCAGTCGTAGCCGCGGGGGCCGACGCCGCCCCAGATGTACGGCTTGCCGTGCTGGCCGCGCGCCCACTTCAGCGCCTTGGCCACGCCCGGACCGCCGAGGCTCACCTCATTGAGCTTCTTTGTGATCTTCTGTGCGGCCTGCCAAGCGGCTTCGCCCACCTTGCGGTTGTATCGGGCCATGGCGGGGGCCATCTTGTCGAAGCCGCTGAAACTGTGCTTGGCGATGATGCCGCCGTCGGCGAAGAACGCGCCCTCGCCACCCAGCCGTTGCGGGCCAACCCCCGCGGCCAGCACCTTCTTGACCGCGGGCACGCCGCCGCGGCGGGCTGCGGCGTTCATCTGCTCCACAGCCGACCGGCCCACAGCCCGCGTCCACTCCGGCCGCATCACGGCCTCGCCGCCGGACAGGCCGAGAGTGCCGCCGGTAGGACTGTAGAACATGTGCGGGTCCCGGCCGGGCGTGTAGCCGGGCAGAACACCGCCAGAAGCCCAAAGAGACGCCTTGGTGCCGCCGGGCAGGTTGACGGTGCCGTCCGCCCGCACCTTGATCGTGACTGTCTTGTTCTTGATCCGGCCCAGGGCGGCATTGATGTCGCCCGGCATGCTCGCGTACCGGCGTATCAGCCGGTCAATCTCCGCCTTCGACAGCTTCGACTGCGTCAGCACGCCGCGCAGCCGGTCGATATGGCGCGCGAACGCGACGTTGGCCACGTCGGTCGACTTACCTTCCTTGAGGAGCTTCTGCGAGTGGTCGGCGGCGTTACGGATCGCCTCGATGATCAGACGGTTGTTCTCCCGGCCCGCCTTGCTGGCAATGTTCAACTTGCCGGTGCGCGAGTCGAGCCCGGCGCCATTGCGGCGCAGCGCCCCCGACAGGCCGTCGATGCTGTCCCGGAAGGCGATCGCCGCCATGTCGGCGTCCCCGGCCAGGTTCTTGAACCCGGCCATCTTCGCCGTCAGCGCCGCCGTCCGCCCGGCCGCGCCGTCGGCCGCCGTCTGAATCTCCGTCATGCTGCGGGCCACATCCCGCGCGCCGGCCGCCGTCGACGGCGCCCCGGCGGTCAGCCGGCCGAACCGCTTGCGAGCCTCCTCGACGACGTCGTTCTGCCCGTGCAGGGCGTTGCTGAGCAGGTCGGCGCCGCCGGTGAGCTGCTTCTGCGCAATCGCGCCCTGGCCCGCCCTGCCGCCATACACCTGGACGTTAGTGGAGGTCGCGGCCAGCGCGGTGCTCACCCGATCCATCGCCGCCTGATTGCCGAGCGCCGCGTCGGTCACGTCGGTCAGCGAGATGCGCAGCTCTTGCGCCGCCCTGTACGCGCCGGCCGTCTCCAGTGCGTTCTGCACGTTGGATATGGCGCTCTGGTCGAGCGCCCCCTTGTTCCGCACCAGCGCGTCGGTGAGGGTGGACACCTGCGTCTCGGCGGCGTCGTTGCGGGTGGCGAACAGGCCGAGCGCCGCGGCGCCGCCCGCCAGGGCGATACCCCACGGCCCGGTCAGGAGGGTCGCGGCGGAACCGATCGCCGAACGGGTCCTGGTGGCGGCGTTGCCGAGCGCACCCATCGGGCCGCCAGCGTCCGCGGCGGCGTCCCGCATCCTGCGCACCCCATCAGCCATGTGCAGTCCCGCCGACGCGACACCGCCGATCTTCCCGGCGAGCGGGCCCACGATCAGCGCCAGCGCCAGCCCCTGCGTGACGACATCGCGTAGCGGCCCCGGCAGCGAGGTGAGGATGTCGGCGGCCACACCGAGCGGGCCGACGACGATCGGCAGCACCGCGCCGAGGTCGCCGACTACGTCCCGTAGCAGCGCGAACGTCTCGGCGGTCTGCTGCTGCCCTTCCGCCGTCTTCGCCCACGCCTCGAACTTGGCGGTCAGCCGCTCCACTGTGTCGAGCACGCCGTCGCCGGAGTCCTCCATCTGGCCGAACATGCGAATCAGCCCGCCACCGACGTTCCCGCCGATCCTGCCGAGCTGGGCGAGCGTATCGCCAGCGCCGTCGACGGCGTTGGCCAGCATGGCCGCGCCGCGCTCCGACGTCAGGAACGCGCTCGCGGCCTTCGTGCCGCTCACCGCCCAGCCGGTCATCCGCTCAGCCAGCGGCAGGCCCGCCACCGTCAACGCCGTCACGCCGGCCAGCGCAGGCTTCGTGGCGCCGCCAAGCTCGTGCATGATGCGCGACGAGCTGGCGAAAACCTTGTTTACGGCGCCCTTCGCCATCGGCGTCTGCCCGAACTTGAGCGCCTCCTTTGCGCCCAGGTTGAAGCCCGCGGCCACGCCCAACATGCCGGTCTTGATGCCGGGCAGCAGGTTGTCGGCGACCGGGCCCATCTGGGCAGCCAGCCCGGCGAAGGTGCGCTGCTGCACGACCTGCTGGATCGGGTCGAACCGGCCCTTCAAACCAGCCGTCGAGCGGACGAAGGCGCGGGCCGACGGCGACAGCTTGGTCAGCGCCTCCTCCAGCTTGGCGGCGTCACCTTCCGCCACGGCGGACATGGCGTCACCCATGCCGACAGTGGCCACCTTGAACGTCGCCGTGGCCGCCTTCGCGACCGCCATCGCCGCCGGCAGGGCCAGGATGGCGGGCGCGGCTGGCAGGAGTGCGGCGGTCAGCGCCTGCGCGCTGCCGGTGACGGCGGCAAGCCCGGCACCAATCGCGGTGCTGCGGCCAATCCCGCCGAGCCGCTTGTCGATCTGCCGCAGCGCCCGGTCGGCCTTCTTCAGGCCGGACTCGTTGAAGTCGACGCCGAGGACGATGCGCAGGTTACGGAGCACGCCCGCCACCTAGACCCCCCCTCCGTCGTCGACCGGCCGGACACCCCAGCGCGGCATGAAGTCGTCCACCTCGGACGGCTTGCTCTTCGGCCCCCGCAGCGAGTTAGCCACCTGATTCGCGATCACAGCGGCTGTGCGGTCCAGCCGCTCCTCAACCCCGATCGGGCCGTACACCCGCTCATACGCCTGCCACTCGGCCAGCTCCTGGCCGGACATCCGCTGCAGCATCTCCCCCACCGGCATGCCGAGCGCGAGCGCTAGCCGGAAGTAGCGTCCTCGCTCGGGTCGTCGTCGAAACCCTCGACCAGCTCCTCGACATCGGCCTCGGACAGGCCGGACAACCGCAGCGCGGGCTCCACGAGCTGGGTGAGGATGAAGCCCGGCATCTGGCTCACGCGCAGCACCTCGGACGGCTGGAAATAGGCCGTCCCATCCGGGTTGATCGCCGCACGGACGATGAGCATCGCCATGGTGTGCTTGCTCTGCTTACGCCTCTTGCCCGTCACCTCGACGACGGCGTCCTGCCACTCGTTCACCTCGGCGCCGGTCAGTCCACGCACCCGCATCCTGCCGAGCGGCCGCCCATTCGGGTGGTGCAGCTCCACGTCGTCGACAGGGCACTGCACCTGCCACAGCTCGTCCTTGGAGATCAGATCCACGGGTGCTCCTTACGCGGGGATGACGACGTCGCGCGCAGGCTCGTCGGTGATGGCGAACTGGATGACGACCATGGCGGCGCCGTCCATCTCGAACGGCTTGCTGTGGCTGGCAACCGTGCAAGGGAACACGTCCATCAGCCGGCCGACCACGTCCTGCGCGTCCATGCGCAGCATGAAGCCTTCCTCCAGCTCCGGCAGAAGCTGCCTGGCATCGACGCCCGCCTTGTTGAGGTAGGTGGTGACGGAGGAGTCGGCCGCCTCGATACCACCCGGAATCTTGGGGGTGAAGCGCCGGTTCGGGTTGGGGATATCGACGAAGCCCGTCGACACGGTCCAGCCGTCCCACTCGTTGACGATCTCTGTGATGTCCGTACCCGCGTTGATCTCCGAGCGCGTGACGGCGCTCTTCACCGCGATGCTCGTCACCCACACCCACTTGATGTTCTCTTTGGTGTAGTACGGGGTGAACGTCGTGATCGGCGTGGCAGCCATTACTCAGCACCCTCTTCTCTGCTGGCACGCCGACGTGGAGTCGGCTTCTCTCCGGACTGGTCTCCCAACGCAGAAGCCCCGGCAGGCGCCGGGGCTTCGCTGGCCTTCTCTCCGCCGGTCGGCGGCGGTTCCTCCCGCGGGTAGGCCGCCTCGGCGACCCGCTCCGCCTCCCCCGGATCCACGCCTGCCTTGACGAGGATCAGGCGGGTGCGCTCCCGCTCGTCGGGGGTCGCCGCCAGCTCCCAGCCGGCGCGGATGTGATGGTGCTCGAACGCCGTCTTCGGCACGCTGCGCCGGACACCGGGCAGGTCCGGGTGTGTGATCTCCACCGTCTCCATGTCGCTCTCCTTACGTTGCCGCGCCGACGATGACGATCTCGTACGTGACCGGGGTGCCCGCGCCGGAGTTGACCAGGTCGAGCAGGTCGCCGGTGCCCGCCGTCACCGCCACCCCGGCCGCCGTCGGGTCGTACCAGAGCCACATGCCGCCCGGCTTGACCGGGAAGCCGTCGCCCGCCGCCAGCGTCCACGGCACGCCGTTGCTGGCAGGCCGGACCACGTTCACGTTGTTGGTGTTGGCCGCCGCGCCGCGCACCAGCAGGGCCTTGATGCGGGCGAACGTCAGGTTGCCACCGAACGGCCCGGCCAGGCCGCCCGCCAGGTCGAGCGACGTGGTCGCGGACGCGGCGATCGTGCCGCGGTCGTGCCAGATCATGTCCGCCTGACCGGCACCCGCGCCCTGCGCGAAGTTCATCTGCTGCCGCACGGCCAGCGACGACGTGGGCGTCGACAGGTCCAGCGGCGACGTGAGCTCGGCAGCGAGCTCGAAAAACGATCTCAAACTGAACGCCATCACGATCCCTTCACTTGAAGCCGTGTCTGCGGGCGGCCGCCTCGACGGCCGCGCCGATATCCGCGTCGATCTTCTCCATCGCGTCCTCCGCCGCCGGGAACAGAAACGGGCGCGCTCTCTGGCTCACCCACCGCCGGCGGTCGCCGCTCGCGGCGGCGCGCAGCCCCCGCCGTCGAGTGTTCGGCACCGGATGCCGGAAGGATCCGGGCTGGCCCAAGTTCTCGAAGGGGCGACCGTGGGGAGCGCGACGCCGGTCCACCACCAAGGACACGCCCGGCCGGCGCGAGGCGAACGACACGGACAGCCGGATCGCCGACGGAATCCGCGTCGACCACGACGCATTCGCCCGCGCCTTCACCAGCGCCTGCTGGCCGGCCTTCCGCATCACCGGGCGCAGCTCGCCCCGCACCTCGGCGGGCAGCTTCCCCAGGTCGCGGATCAGCCGCCGCAACTCATCCGTGCTGTTCCGCTTGGCCATCAGCGGACCGCCGACCGGAACGTCAACACATAGTCGAGCAGGGAGACGGCGGCATCGTCCTCGAACCCGCCGTCCAACTCGCCGCTCTCCACGGAGGAGAACATGACGCCGTCCACCCCCGGCAGGCTCGGCGCGCTGGTCAGCATGTCCTCCAGGAAGCCGCCGATCTCCACCGCGCGCCTGTCGGTCTCCTCCACGGTGCCGCC